CTGCCGCACCAGCGCGTTGCGGGGCGCCGCCAGGTTGGAGCCGGCCTGGATGTTCAGCCGGCCGCCGCCGTTGACGATCCTGCGGTGCGCGGCCATGTCGAACACCAGCAGGTCGAGGGTGGACTCCATGAACCCGCTGTGGACCGTACCCGGCGACAGGTAGCCGACGACAACCTTCTGTCCGCACTTGTCTGCGCCGAGAGCAATCGGGCACCCGCACGCCGGGCACCCGGCCGTGATCGCCGCTGCGCCCACCGCTTCCGTCGTCGGCCGGGTCACGCCTCGACGACCTTTCCCGGGTTGGCCGTGGCCTCATCGACGGCTCGCTGGATGTCGTCCGCGGCGGCGTCGGGCCGATGGACTGCGATTTGCTCGATGCCACCAACGACGAGCACCTCAACGTCGGGCATCTTCTTCTTCACCTCGGCGCTGATCCGCTCGCGGAAGGTCTCGAATTCCGCGAGCGAGACATCCCGGCCGAGGTTGACGACCAGGGTGTCGCCTTGCCGCAGGACCAGCGCCTCCTTGATGCCGGATAGGAGCTCGCCGATGTCTCGCGATTCGTCTGCCATTTCTTCTTCCTCCGGATGTGCGACAGCCCCCGCTCCGGAGGGGACGGAGGCTGCCACGTGTGATGGGCTGGCCTGATGGCCTAGCCGAGGGCGGTCGCCGCGGCGACCTGGTTCAGCTGAAGGAGGCGGAACGCGCTCGGATCCACGACGTCCGCGCCCACGCGCCAGAAGGCGAACCATCCACCCTGACCAGTGGGTCTGCCGTTGGTTCCCTTGACGATCGGGTCGTACATGACGGCCATGCCGACCCTGTCCACGATGTAGTACTCGGCGAAGTTGCCGGCCAACAGGATGTTGGCGCCCGTGGAGACGACGCCGGTCATCGAGGACGCCTCATAAATGGGCTGGCCCAACAGCTGGTTGGGGATGCCCATCCCGAGATTCGCCCAGAAGCTGGAGCCGCCTGCGGTGTCGAAGCGGCGAGCCAGGCTGAAGATCTTCTTGTTGGCGACCCACGAGGCCTGTGCCGCGTCCCTAGGACGGAGCGCATCGCTCGTGTTGTAGACATCGCCCACCACGAACGCGTTGGTCGTGGCCGCGGTGACGATGCTCGCGGTGACAGCGGCCACGGCGGCGACGACACCACGCGGGATCGTGGCCCCGGTGTTCGCAGTCGCGAACGCGGCCGCCTCCAGCCGGTCCTTGGCATCGGCGAGCAGCCGGCCGAGCTCGGACGCGAAACCGGAGTCCGCCAGCACCTCGTAGGAGCCGAACACCCACGCGTCGGCCTTCTTCGGGGTGATGACCGGCTGACCGAACGTCGGCGACGCATCGGCCGCCTCCGTGCCTTCCGCCGTCCACTCCGCCGTCACGCCCGCGGATGTGACGCCGTTCCAGGTGTCCGTCGCGATCGTCTTGATCGTGGAGATCTGACGGAACGGATTCGCCGCGCCGGCGTTCGTCAAGATGATCGTCGGGTCTAGCGTGAACGGGACCAGGTAGCCGCCCTGCGCGTCCGTGAGCGACATCGCTGCGCGGAGCGCGTCACCGACGTACGTGCCGCGGGATGCGATGTACTCGCGGAACTGCTCGTGGTACTCCGGGCTGCCGGTGAGCAGCATGTGCCTCGCGATGAGCGGGGCGTGCCGGTTGTCCATGTCCAGCAGGTCGGACATCTTCTCCCGGGCGCCGTCGGAGACGTAGCGCGGCGCGCGCTCGACCGCGGCGTGCGCACGGGCGATGGTCGACTTTTCGTCGTAGGAACTGTGGTTCCACAGGCTTCGCACCAGCTCGTCCTGGACGCCGCCCTCATACGGCTCGACCCGCCGCAGCAGCTCGACGCCCGGGCCGGGCTTGGCGGCCGGCCACGCCGGTTCCACCTTGCCCTCGTTGAGCGACCGGGCCAGCACCTCGTCGACACGCTGCTCACGCTCGACGGCCTTGGCCAGCTCGGCGTTCTTGATGTCCCACTCGTCCAGCAGGCCCTGGGCTCGCTGCAGGTCCTCCTCGCTGGCCTCCTCGCCAGCCTCCTCGATGACCCGGATTTCGGCGCGAAGCGCCTCCATCTCCGTGCGGAGAGTCTCACTCTTCCGCTTGATCGGCGTTGTCACGACAATCCCCTGTCTCGCAGTGCCGCCCGCAGGCGGATCAGCTCTCTCTGCCGACCGGAGTGCGCGTTGCGCGGGTCCTCGGCGCCGGGTCCCGGGTCGGGAGTGGCAGGGTCGTCGTCCGGGTCCTCGGGAGTGGACGGCGTGGTGGTGCGGTTCAGCAGAGCGTCAAGCTGCTCTAGCCCTCGCTCCAGGCTGGAGCGGATGGCGAGGATGCCCGCCTCCTGGTAGGCGGGACTGGGAGTGGGGCCGTACTCGGTCAGGCCGAGCTCGGTCCGCACGATCGTCGGCAGAGGCCCGCTCGAGCGTGCGCGAGGCACCCTGCTCGGGTTCGACCGGAAGATCTTGCCCCTGAAGCTGTAGCCCTTGAGGTCGCCGTTACGGATCGCCTCCAGGACGTGGTCGGCCAGGTCGGACTTGTTGTAGCGGGTCACCGTGCGAAGACCCCGCCCGTCGGCCACGATCTCTACCGGCGAGCCGATCGGCACCGATCCGACGCCTTCGGCCGGCGTACCGTGCAGCGTCATCGCGTGGTTGTAGAACACCCCCACCCGCGAGATGCCGTGCTGCAGCGTCCGGTTGAACGCCTTCCGGTCGATGACCTCCATGTAGTGGCCGTGAACGTCGCGAATCTCCGCCGGGATGTCGAACACCGCGGCGTACGCCTCGACCGTCCGGCCGTCGCTGTGGCCGTCTGCAGTGCGCAGGATCTGGATGTCCTCCAGATCGAAGGACCGGGCGAACAGTCCCGGCTCGGTGCGCGAGGTCTCGGCCGGCTCACCGATCCCCATCCTCTTCGCCGCGGCGCGGATCTTCGGCATGGCCAGGTCGCCGTACGGCGACTGCGGGGCCCGGGTGAGGGCGTTGCGCACGTGCGCGGCGTCGTGGATCGGGAAATGCCGCTTCGACCTGGGCACGGTCTTTCCCTGCGCGTCCTTCTTCCCGCCTGGCTCGATGTAGGCGAACGCCGAGTCCGGCAGGTCGTTGATGTCCTGCGCTGACATCTCTGCCATGTCAGCCTCCAACCGTGGTCGTCTGATTCGGCGTTCCGTTCACTGCGGGGACAGTTGCGCGTCCTCGGGGCTGGAGCTGGACGCTCACCCAATCGGGGTCCTCTTCGAGCAGGTCGAGGTTGCGCGCCATCACGGCCGCTTTCGCTGACGCGGCCGTGAAGCCTTCCCGCTTGAGTTCGACGACTGTTTGCGCGTCGACGCGCATGATCTCGGCCTCGTCGCGGGCGTCCTCCCGAAGGAAGGCGACGTCGCGCGCGTCGTACCAGAGCCGGGCTCCGGCGGGCGGGGGGACGAGCACCTGCAGCGAGCCGGCCGCGTTGCGCCACAGCGGCCTGAGCGTCCCATCGGCGACGAGCCGGCGCGCGGCGCCGAAGTTACCCGCATTCAGCGAGCTGCCTTGCAGACCTTCCGACAGGCCGACGATCGCCGGATGCACCCCGCCGGCGGCGGCCAGCCTGCTCTCGCCCGCACCCTGGGTGACCTTGAAGTCCAGCTGCCGCATGTCGGCGCCGATCACGGTCACGTCCGCGCCGCCGCCCGTGTACAGGGTCTTGTAGGCGTTCTCCACACCCTTGTGTGCGGCGTCCATCTTGTCGACGAAGACCGCGAACTGGTCGGGTGTCAGCTCCTTCGGGAGCGAGACGGCGATGTTCGGGGTGGCTGCGTGCTCGAAAAACTTGAGCTTGTGCTTGGTGGCCTGAGTGTCCGCCATGATCTCCCGGACGACCGGGGTCAGCCACGACATGCCGCGCCAGTTCGCCAGCGGGTCCGGATACGGCGCGTAGTGCACGTACTCGCCTGGCAGGAACACCGCCGGCTCCTGCCCCGCCTTGCCGCCCTCGTAGTAGAGGATCCCGAGCCGCTTCCATCCGACCTGCCGGCCGCGGTCGTCGTAGCGTTCGGCCATTACGCACTCGACCCAGTCGGGTCGCAGCCGGACGACCTCCCCTTCCATCTCGACCTCGAAGGAGTTCCCTGCGAAGTCGGCGTCCAGGATCATCCGGGCCAGCAGGTCACCCGTCGTGCCGCCGTCCCACGGCTCTTCCAGGATCTGCAGATCCGGGGTGCCGAACAGGTCCCCGGGGCGGCCCTTGCGCATCTGCTGGAAGGCGAAGCGGGCCTCGGAGAACACCGACATGCGGACGCGCTCGATGCCCCAGACGACGCCGTTGCCCTGCAGCCCGCCCAGCACGTACTCGGCGAAGCTGTTGCCGATCGGCTCGGCCTTGTCGGTCCCGTACAGGGTCGTCACCCCGGGCAGCGACGGCGCCGGGAACAGGTCCATCCACGGCGGCGGCACGTACCGCTCGATCTCGCGTGACGCCGGGATCAGCGCGTCAAGGAGCCTCACGGCGAGCCCTCACGTACGCGACGGCGTAGGCGGCCGCGAGCATTTCCAGGCCGCCCACGATCAGCCCGGCGGGCAGGTAGACGAGCCCGGCCCCGGCCGCGACCGTGACCGATCCGAGCGCCGCGAGGACCACGGCGAATCTCATCGCCACACCACCAGCGGCTCGACGGCGGCCCTCGAGGCGTGCCAGGCGGCCCGCTCCAGGCCCATGACGGCACACACTGCCAGGTCGATTTTCCGGGGGCTGTTCGGCCGGTCTTTCACGATCCGCGTCCCCCTCGCATCGGTCTTGGTGACGCAGTTCGCGAAATGCCGGGCCAGCCGTGGATCGCCCGAATGGGTGAAGGCTCGGTCGACGACCGACTCATACATGCGCTGGGTGGCCGGGCCCATGCGGGTGATGTTCTGCGGGAACACCACCACCGGCAGGCCCTCGGCCTCGAGATCCTCGGCTGCGTCCAGCCAAAGGAACTCGTCCCAGGCGATCTCCAGGACGTTGAACCTCCGGCAGGCCTCCCGGATGGCGTCCTTCACCTGTGCCCGCGGCACCGTCCACTCGAGCTGGTCGCGCGGCTTCTCCCAAAGGCCGAGCACGTCGATGTGCGGCCGCTCCTCCACCGACACGACGACCAAGCCCGTACAGTCGCCAGAACGGGAGCCGTCGAAGCCGAGCACCACGTCCGTGTGCGGTTCGATCGTCCGCGAGGCGTCCCGGCACCGCTCGAACGACCCGGCCGGCAGCCACGTCACAGCCGAGGACACCCACTGGTTGCACCGTTTGGTTCGGAACTCAGCCTCGGGGGTGCGCAGCACCGCGGAAGAGAAATCTTCCTCCGCGACCAGATCCCCGAACCCGGGGTTGGCCTCCCGCCACGTCTCCGGCGCGGCATGGTCGGCTTCGGCCACGACCGGTTCCCACCAGGCCATGAAGAACGTCGGGTCGTCGACCTCCCCCGACACGACCCGCTTGCCGTGCTGGTACAGCTGGTAGCACAGCGAATCGCCGCCCGTGGAGTCCGAGCGGACGCCCGCGGTCGTGATGCCGACCATCAGCGGTTCCACCCGGGCGCCCATCGCCAGCGCCATCACGTCCCACAGCTCGCGCGAGGGCTGCACGTGCACCTCGTCGAACAGAACCAGCGTCGGGTTGAGGCCTTCCTTGGTGAACGCCTCCGCCGACAGCACCCGGTACACCGAGCCGGTCGACGGGATCTCAATCGCGTCGCGGTAGCACTTGGCGACGTCGGCGAGCTCGGGCTCCATCTCCACCATGCGCCGCGCGGCGCCGAACACGATGCGCGCCTGCTCGCGGTCCCCTGCGCACGAGTAGACCTCGCCGCCCTGCGGGCCCATCACCAGCCCGTACAAGGCCAGCCCCGCGCCGAGCGCCGACTTGCCGTTCTTGCGGGGCAGGC